GCTCACCTACATGGGTGTGAGCCAGATCACGAAGAAATGGGGACGCATCCCGACGCATGGCGGCAAGATCACGGAGAACGTCGTCCAGGCGTTCGCTCGCGAAGTGCTGAAGGTCGGCATCCTCCGGGCGCACCGGAAGCGCTTCAACCTCCGGGGGCACGTCCACGACGAATTGATAGCCTTGCGGGGTATCAATGACCCACGCTATAGTTGGGAAGCGTTGCGGGAGTGCATGACAGCACCGATCTCCTGGGCGCCCGGCTTACCCCTCGGCGGTGCGGGGTGGCATGGATCATTCTACCGCAAAGACTGAGCCAAGGAGGCATCAATGCCAAAGGCACCAGCGGGTATCCCCGAAGACTGCGGGGATGAGTTCGTCGCAGCGATCAATGAAGCCGCCCGGCGCGGGTTGGTCGTGTGGAACCTCACCGAGCAATGGAACGGCACGTGGCGGTGTTCGCTCGCTGACCCGAACAGCAACGCGCCCGGCCTGGGCGATTCCATCGGCTATGCGCGCCAGGGCAAGACGCCGGGGCAGGCGGTATACGCGGCGATGGAATCCTTTGCGGCGACGCCGGATGAGATCGTGGCTGCTGCGCTGTCCAAGGAACTCAGCGGCGCATCGTTCCTTCAAGCGACGGTCACGATATCACCGGAAGTCGCGAAGGACTTCCTGCGGGCGCTGGCGGCGAACCTCGATGCTCGTCGATCCCAATAACGGGGCTTGGCGGGTCGTCATCGGCCCGCCATATGCCGATTTCCTGCGCGCGCTCACCGCCAATTTGGAGGCACGGATGTCGCTCGAAGAATACATCAAGGCCGCGGTGTCGCGGACGGACCTCGACGGGCTCACCCTCTGGCGCGTGCGCGACGGATGGCAGGCAGCGACGCGCAGGAAGGGCAGCGACGGCTTCACGGTGATCGTCCACACCGACCCGGTCGAAGCGGTCCGTCAGGCACTCGTAGCATGGCGCTACGCGGCGTTCCCGGAGGCGGTCGGCCTGGGTGAAGACGGCCCGGTAGCGCCACACTGGAAAGACTTTTTCGCCGCGCTGAAGCGCAACGTCGAAGCGAGGCAAGCGCTTCTCGAAGCGGAGGATGACGATCTATGAGCTACAACCCGGAGCGCGAGAAGCGGAAGCGCCAGCGCAAGGCCGAACAGGCGGCTGCGCTCGAAGAGCGCCAGCAGGCAAACGACAAGAAGCTGCGGGCCTATCTCGATGCGAACTGCGAGATCGCGTCGAAGATCGAGGAAGTCTTCGGTTGCACGTCGCAGGAGTTACGGGACTTCCTCGAAGGTCTCCCGCGATGACCGTGGAACTGCATCTCGGCAACAGCGCGCTCGTCCTGCTGTCGCGGATCAACCCTGGCACTGTTGACAGCATCGTCACCGATCCGCCCTACGGGCTGCTGAGCACCGTCAAGCGCTTCGGGAAGGCCGGCAGCGCCCCCGCCAAGTCAGAAGGCGCTACGGGCGTCTACAAGCGGGTCAGCGCGGGCTTCATCGGCCAGGAGTGGGATGGAACCGGCATCGAGAAAGACCCGGTGTTTTGGGAGTTCTGCCTGGACGTGCTGAAGCCCGGTGGATACCTCCTGGCCTTTGGCGGAACGCGCACGTGGCACCGCATCGCCGTGGCGATCGAGGAAGCCGGGTTCGAGGTCCGGGATACACTGTGCTGGCTGTATGGCACAGGGATGCCCAAGAGCCACCAGCATGAAGGCGGGCGAGGGACGGCGCTGAAGCCCGCGTGGGAGCCGATCCTGGCCTTCCGCAAGCCCGCCAAGGCCACGGTTGCCAAGACGGTAGCGGAGCACGGGACCGGCGCCCTGTTCATAGACGCAAGCCGCGTGGACGGCCGGTGGCCGGCGAACCTCATCGGCGACGCCGCGTTGCCGCAAGATTTCTGGCGCTTTTTCTACTGCACCAAGGCCAGCAAGAAGGACCGCAATACCGATTGGCAGGATCGCGAGATCGAGACGAAGAACGAGCACCCCACGGTCAAGCCGACCGACCTCATGGAGTGGCTCGTGCGGCTCGTCACGCCGCCCGGCGGCACGGTGCTCGATCCGTTCATGGGCAGCGGCAGCACAGGCAAGGCGGCGCGGCGGCAAGGCTTCAACTTCATCGGCATCGAGGCGGACAAGCGGTTCTTCCAGATCGCCACAGAGCGCTGCGGCGGAGACGATGGAAGTGACTTCGAGACCGCGCTTGCCGTGTGGCAGGCGGCCGTTCAACGGAACAAGGAGGCACGCCGTGGCTGGATGGAAGAACAGCAGTAACAACCAAGCGCTCTCTCGTGCGATCCGCGAGGATCGAGAGCGGCGCGAGCGCCAAGCGCTGCGCATCCCTGACGACGAGACCGTGCCGTTCGAGGGCGGTCCGATCGTCATCAAGAAGCGCGAAGCCGGCATCGAGGCGGACGGCGTCGCCTACGCGGTCGCCCGCGGGTGGAAGCACAAGAAGATCGGCACGAACGCGTGGCCGGATCACCTGTTCATCACCAAACCGCGGCGCGTGATCTGGATCGAGTTCAAGCGTCCAGGCGAGCCGCCGCGTCCGAACCAAGCGAAGCGCCTGAAGGAACTTCGTGACATGGGCTTCGAATGCCACGTCGTAGACCGCAAGGAGCAATACCGCGATGTCTTTGGGCCATAACAAAGGGCCGCGTTGGGAGGTCGAACTTCACCCCTATCAGGATGAGGCGATCGAGTTCACCCACGAGAATCCTTTCTGCGCACTCTGGATCGACATGGGTCTCGGTAAGACCGCCACGGTGCTGACGGTGATCCGCGATCTGCTGAAGAAGGGTGAGATCAAGCGCGTGCTCGTGATCGCACCGCTGAAGGTGGCGACGCAGACATGGCCGACCGAGATCGCGGAGTGGCGCCATCTGCGGAACTTGGACTACACGCTGATCCGCAGCGATGACGCGCACGTGCGAACGCAACTCGCGCAGTCGCCCAAGCGCATCCACATCATCAATCGCGAGATGGTGCTGTGGCTGGTCAACCTGTGGGCCGAGGCGAAACGCTGGCCCTACGACATGATCGTGGTGGACGAGTCTTCGTCGTTCAAGGACCATAAGACGAACCGCTTCAAGGCGCTGAAGCGCGTGCGCCGGCTCGTGAAGCGCATGGTCCACATGACCGCGACGCCGGCAGCGGAGTCCTACATGGGGCTCTTCGCGCAGTTCTACCTTCTCGACGGCGGCGAGCGCTTCGGCAACTCGGTGACGAAGTGGCGCGAGCAGAACTTCAAGCACAACGAGTATTCCAAGAGCTACACGATCCTTCCTGACCGGAAGGAGCACATCATGGAGAAGCTCGCGGACATTACGCTTGTCATGCGAGCGGAAGACCATCTCAGCCTCGAAGAGCCGAACTCGCTGAAGCGCAAGCTGAAGCTAACCGAGAAGGAGATGAAGGCATACAAGGCGTTCGAGCGGACGCTGATCTTGAAGTTGCCGAGCGGCGAAGAGATCGAGGCGTTGACCGCCGCGGCGCTGAGTCAGAAGTTACTTCAGGCCGCGTCAGGCGCCGTCTATGATGAGGCGAAGCGCGCGATCCCGTTCCACAACCACAAGATCGAAGACCTCGAAGAGCTTGTCGAGGAACTCGACGGCTCGCCGCTCATGGTCGCCTACTGGTTCAAGAGCAGCCGTGCGCGGCTCGTGCAGGCATTCCCGAAGGCGGTCGTGATGGATCGCGCGGGCAAGGTGGTGGACCCGTGGAACCGCGGCGAGATACCGCTGCTTCTCGTGCATCCACAGAGCGCCGGGCACGGGCTCAACATGCAATACGGTCCTGGGCACGACCTCTACTTCTTCGATATGTTCTGGTCGGGCGAACTCTACCAGCAGATCATTCGCCGTCTCGCACGTCAGGGGCAGAAGAAGGTCGTGCGTGTTCACCACCCGCTCGTCATCGGCACGCACGATGAGGATGCCATGGCGGCGCAGGAGATGAAGGGCGGCGAAGAGGCGAGAATGAAGGCATCGGTGAAGCGCATCCGTGAGCGCATCATGCGGGAGAGAGGGCGATGAGCAGAGTCAGACACGACGACGAGACGCGCTCGATCCTCTACGACGGCGCTTCGGTCAACCAGCTTGCAGCGATGTTCGGGATGAACAACACCGAGGTCGCCCGCAAGCTGCGCACGCTCGCGCCGAGCGGAGAGCGCAGTGGCTATCCGATCTACAAGGTCGGCGAGGCGGCGGCGTTCCTTGTGAAGCCGCGCGTGGACATCGAGGCATATGTCCGCAAGGCTGGCGTGAAAGACCTTCCGCCCGCCTTGCAGAAAGACTTGTGGGCCGCGATGAACGGGCAGTTGAAGTTCGAGGAAGCGCAAGGCGACGTGTGGCGGACCGAGCGCGTTCAACAAGCCTGGGCGGAGTGGGCGAAGACGGTCCGCATGACGCTGCTCCTGGCACCGGACGACGCGGAGCGCGAAGGCCGCTTGCCTCCGGAGTTCTATGTCTGGTTCCGTGAGTTTATCGACAAGACCCTTGCGACGCTGAGCGCCAGCGTCATAGATGCGATGAACGCGATGCCTGCGCTCGAACCCGGAGTGGTGGATTATGAGACCAACGACCTCGCTGAAGATTCGTCGGCTGAAGAGGAAGACGACGAACTATGAGACGCTCAACGACATGGGCGTTGCGCTGGCTGATATGCTGCGCCCTCCTGAGCGGATGTCTATCTCGGAGGCGGCGGAGAAATACGTCCAGTTGAACATCCCAGGAGCCTACATGGGCTCCTATCGCAACAGCATGACCCCATACATGGTGGAGCCCATGGACACGCTGAAGAGTCGCCTCTTCAGCGGCGTTGCCTTCTGCGGTCCGGCGCAAAGCGGCAAGACGCAATCACTGATCCTCAACTGGCTGGCCTACAGCGTGGTCGTCGATCCGATGGACATGATAATTTACAATCCGTCGCACGCCGCTGCGCGTGACTTCGCGGTGCGCCGCGTGGATCGTATGCACCGGCACAGTCCTGCGGTCGGTCGGATGCTCTCGCCGCGCGCTGACGACGACAACCGGCACGACAAAATCTATCGCAACGGCATGATGCTGTCGTTGTCCTGGCCGAGTGTGACGGAGTTCGCGGGCAAGCCGATCGGCCGCGCCGCGCTGACGGACTTCGATCGCATGGACGACGATATTGATGGCGACGGCAATCCGTTCGACCTCGCCTCGAAGCGCACGACGACCTTCGGCTCCTTCGCCATGACGCTCGCCGAGAGCAGCCCGTCCAGGCCGCTCGAAGACCCGCGCTGGATACAGGAGACGCCGCACCAAGCACCGCCCGTGAAGGGCATCCTGTCGATCTACAACCGCGGCGACCGGCGCCGCTGGTATTGGCCGTGCATGAGATGCGACCACTACTTCGAGGGGAACTTCCGCCTCATGCGGTGGGCGGACGGCGCGGAGCACAGCCACGATCGCATGGAGGCAGCGGAGTCCGCCTACATGCTCTGTCCCAAGTGCGACTTCCACAACCAAGCGAACATGCGCCGCGACATGAACGAAGCCGGCACGTGGCTGAAGGACGGGCAGAGCGTGGATGAGAAAGGCCGGATCGTCGGCAAGGCCGCGCGCAGCGACATCGCATCCTTCTGGCTCAACGGCGTGGCGGCGACGTTCATCTCTTGGCCGAAGCTGGTCTCGAACTACCTCACCGCGGAGGAAGAATACCGGAAGACCGGCAGCGAGGAGTCGCTGAAGAAGTTCACCAACACCGACCTCTCCGAGCCTTACACGCCGCGCAACCAAGTCGATATCCGCACGCCCGATGCACTGAAGGCCCGCGTCGAGACCTACGGGCAGGCAGGCGAGCCTTCCGTGCCATCGAACGTGCGCTGCCTGATCGCCGCGGTGGACGTGCAGAACAGCAAGTTCGTGGTGCAGGTCTTCGGCGTGGCGCCGGGCAAGCCGTTCGACCTCTACGTGATCGACCGCTACGACATCCAGAAGTCACTTCGGACGGATGCTGACGGCGATCACTATTGGGTCAAGCCCGGCACCTATCTCGAAGATTGGAACCTGCTGATCGACACGACGATCCTGAAGACCTATCCGATTGCAGGCGATCCTACTCGCCGTGTAGCGGTGCGGATGACCGTGTGTGACAGCGGCGGGCGAGACGGCGTGACGACGAACGCCTACGCCTTCTATCGGAACGTG